TGGCTCCGTTAGTAAGTAGTCAATGATATACGCAACACTTGATTATTATTTTTTTTAAATAGTAATCACGAAAGGTGTTGTGTATCCATTAGTAAGAAAACAAAGCAGACAGCAATAAAATATATACTTGAAATTTAAATATAAAAATAAACAAGTATGTTATTAAGTCAGTAAGACTTAAATAATGCTGATACTTTAATTATTCTTAATCTTATAATCAGTGTCTTACTTCTAATATATAAGCCAGGGTTAGTGCCATCTCCCTGGCTTCTTTTTGCGTTTTATTCCCGTTCACGATATATATTCTAAAGAAATATTTGTTAAATCAAAATATTTTTCTTATATTAGTAATAATCAAAAATGGCAAAATGAAACAATGTAAAAAATGTGGTGAGGTTAAAGATTACTCACTATTCTCAAAATGTAAAGCAAGAAAAGATGGATTACAAGACCGTTGTCGTGAATGCAATCGTGAAGATAATCTTAAATTCAGAACAGAAATCAATCCTCAACATCATTCTAAATGGCAAAGAGATAACTGGGACCGTTTTGTAGAATATTATGCAAATTGGAGAAGAGGTGATAAATCAGGAAAAATATATGGTATTATTAATCCTGAAGGGCAAACATATGTAGGTATGACACAAACACCACTTTCAGTTAGAATGATTGAACATAGAGTTAAATTCAGAAGAATGAAAGAAGGTAAAGATAAAATATCTATTCCTTTATTGCATGACTCATTTGAAAAGTATGGTGTAGAAAATCATCAAGTGAAAATACTTTTCGAAGATGAAGAAATTGATAGAAAAGATTTAAAGATGATGGAAACGACTTTCATCAAAGCATTCAAACAAAAAGGAAAATCACTAAACGTAAAGTTATAAAATGAAAACAAATAAACCTAAAAAAGAATTTGGAATGCTTCAGTTAGATAAAGACCTGCATCAAGCATTAAAACAATATTGTCAACATCACGGATTTACAATGAAAGCATTTGTGCAGGCATTAATTAGACAAGGAATAAAATATAGATAATATGTGTATAATCAAATTAGGAAACATTGTAGAGGGCATAATTAACGTAATTAGCCTTGGTTGGGGTAAAGACCTTGCAGGATGGATTGCGTCGAAATTTGGATACGCAGATTGCGGTTGTGAAAGGAGACGTATTTATCTTAACGAACTATGTGGTTGCAAAGAAGGTATTAAATTTAAATAAAATATAATGAAAGAACAATTTGATTTTGCAGCATATCAGCTAAACCTTTTATTACAAAAAACCATTTCAGAAAAGATTTATTTTTCAGAGATTACAAACTGGCATCAATCACATCCATACTTAAGATTAAATTATTATAATGGTGTGCAGATGTCACAATGTTTAGGAATTTATTTAGGATTAAACCCTGATTATCTTTCTACATTTACAAACATAGTTGAGATAGGAACTTATAATGGTGGATTGACAAGTTGGTTAAAAGACCATATGAACCCAAATGGTAAATTAATTTCATATGATATAGATGGAGTAATTAATACAACTAATAGAAGTGATATCGATTTCAGAGTAGATGATTGTTTTGCAGAAGGTGCATTTGCAGATATTATCAATCTAATTCAATCAGAAGGTAGAACCCTTGTAGTTTGTGATGGTGGAGATAAACCAAAAGAATTCAATACCTTTTCGAAATACTTAAAACAAGGTGATGTAATAATTGCACATGATTATGCAGAGAATGAAGAAGAATGGTTTATAAAAACAAACTTTTGGCAATGGCCATATGAAGCAGATACATTTCCACATAGTATCGAAAAAGGAATAATAGAAAACAATTTAGAACCCTACAAATATCAAGAAATGAAATTCTTATTGTGGGCAAGTTACATTAAAAAATAAAACAAAATGGAAGAAACACAGTTTACATTAGCAGGAACAGAAAAAAAGATTGACCCAAACGCTGCATATCTAATTGATTTCAGTAAGTTGACATCAGTAAATGATTTAGTCTTAATCTTAAGTTGCATGGGATTTACATTCGTAGGTTCACATCCTTACATTGACCAAATCAAACCATTCTTAAATTTAGACAATCCTATTTATCCAGGTGGTAAAATGCCGGCACCAAAGAATGAGTCAATACAATTACCAAAATTAAAATCATTAAAGAAAGATGGAGAATAAATATCATCCTCTGACAGAAGAAGAGTTTAAAGAAATATCAGAATTTATTTTAAACTTAGGAGCATATCTACCTGATAATAAAACAAATTGGATATGGGCAACATTTAATAAGTTAAGAGATACCAATGAAACGCAACCTTGCAATTGTGGTTCATCTGCAGGACATTGGAGAAGAGCAGTAGATTATATCTTTAATTGGGTAAAAGAAAGACAATAATGATAACAGGCAGCTGCGAATGTGAAAGAAGATTAGTTAACTTACATGCAGAGTCACATAAGTGGTTGTTAAACTCTGCAAATAAGATTACCCGTAATAGGGAAGAGTCTGAAGATTTAGTTCAAGAACTTTACATCTATTTGCATGAGAAGTGTAATCCTAAACTATTCTGGGGATTGAATTCATACAATCTATTCTACGCATCTAAGTTTCTACATAGTAGGTTTATCAACAAAACCAAAAAGTTAAATCGGACAACCTTAGTAGATGAAGTATGGAGTAATGAAGAAGATATACCATACGATGAAGAAAAAGATTTACAAATACAGAATGCACATGAAGAAGTCTTAAGAGAATTAAAAAGATTATCGACAACAAGAATGTGGCCAGCAGCAAAGATATTTGAATTGTATTGGATGTCAGATGATACCCTTGATGAAGTAGCAAGGAAAATAAAAATAAGTAAATCAACAACATTCTTAGCAGTAAAGAAAATAAGAAGGTATTTAAAAGAAGTTATAGAAAACCCATTTGATGAAAAGAACAAAACAATTTGAGTTAAAACCATGTAGTGAATGCGGAAGTGAATATAAACATTATGCAACTAAAAGAACCCAATTATGCCCTTCATGCACAAAGAAATCATATCTTAAACGAAATCGACTAACAGAAGAAGAAAAGAAAAAATCTTATCCATTAGATAAAAAAGAACAAAAGAGAAGATACACAAGATTAAGACAAGGATTGGCAAAGTGTGAAACAAGAGAAGAGAAACAAAAGTTCTATGATGCAGTATTAAAAGAGATGATAGATACAGGCATTTATTTATGGTGTATAGATTTAAGAATACCTGTTAAACCACAAGAAAGAGGTAGTGGTATAAGAGGTAGAAAGCCAAAGAGCATATCGGATATGAGACAAAAACACCCTGATACAAGACAAATGCATGAATAAGTTTGACAACGATACTGCAAAAATAAATTATAATGTAATACCATTTTACTTTGATTGGTATTGGATAAGAGATAAACAAATCATACATAGAGGAACTGATGAATACGGAATGTTAACCATAGTTGATGAAGATGGAGTGCCAGTAAAGATGTTTGGTTATGAGCTCATGAATAATAATGAAGATGAAAAACAATAATAAGTTATGGACATTAAAAACATATACATAAAGGAAATAGACTCTAAATTAGCAAATAGACTTATTATAGAAAATCATTATAGTGGAACAGTGCCTAAAGGAGTTAAGTTTCATTTAGGTATATTCATTGAAGAAACCCTTTATGGAGTTGCACAATTTGGTTTTGGTATAAGGCCACAACATACTTGTAAATGGGTAAATGGAACTACTAAAGATGAATATTTGGAATTGAATAGATTGTGGATTTCGGACAAACTTGGTAAGAATGCAGAAAGTAATTCAATTAGTAAAGCATTGAAGTATGTAAAAGAAAAGAAACCAGAACTAAAATGGATTATTAGTTTTGCAGATGGTATGATGGGTAAGGTAGGAACTATATATCAAGCAACTAACTTCACATATACAGGATATGGAGTAGATAATGGGATTTATTTATTAAAAGATGGAACGAGAAAGCATGCAATATCATTTTGGCATAAACATGGGACTCGTAGTAGAAGTTTTTTAGAAAGTATATATGGAAAACCATTGTATGAAGTGACAGGAGGACAATACAGATATATACATTTCTATGATAAAACTTTAATAAAAGATTTAATAGTCCCCGTATTACCATACCCAAAGCAAACTAATATAAAAGATGATTTAATTATTAAGAAAGGTTATGGTGATACGGGTGATAATTACGATGAATTTATAAAACTATTGCATAGACCAAAACAGATTATAGAAAATAAATGGTTTAATTATGAAACGAAATAAAGAAGGAAACGAAATATACCCACTCATTATCGCATATCTGCTCACCATTGCGATATCTCTTATCATTACGATATATTGCTAGGATTAAATACAAAACGCAAGGAAGGTGGTTATATATTTAAATAATATGAATTTAATATGCCATTTCAAAAAGGACATAAGTTAGCAAAAGGTAGACCAGTAGGTGCATTAAACAGAAGCACAGAACAAATGAAGTTATCTTTAGCTCGTGCAACAAATAGAGTAATGGATGAGTTGCCTACTATAATGGATAAACTTATAAAAGAAGACCCGAAAGCAGCGGTTGATTTATCTATTAAGTTATTAGAATTTAATTTACCTAAACTGAGTAGAACAGAAATGAGAGCAGAGATTGAACAAAGAATTCAGCAAATCAGTATTAATGTAAATAGAACAGGTAGTGAACTTAGAGATTAATACAACAATTACATTCGAGCATTTATTAGATGCAAAAAGTAGAGTTACACAACATATTGGAGGAACTAGAAGTGGCAAAACATATGCTATATTGCAATTCCTTATCGTTAAAGCAATAGAAAACCCATTAACCATAACAATAGTAAGAAAAACTATTCCCTCTCTTAAAAGAACTGTAATAAAAGATTTTGTAGATATCTTAAAAGGATTAGGGATTTGGCATGAAGATGATTACAATGTTACAGATAGGATTTGGAATTTCAATAATAGTTCAATACAATTTATTTCAACAGATGATGCAGAAAAGCTTAGAGGTATTAAATCTGATATACTCTTTATAGATGAGGCATCGGAAATAGATGAAGAAAGTTATTTTCAGTTAAGTATAAGAACAACAGGCAAAATCATCCTTGCATACAACCCAACTGTATCACCTTATCATTGGTTAAGACAGATGCAAGATTGTGAAAGGTTTATTACAACATATAAGGATAATACATTCCTACCAAAAGAATTAGTTTATGCAATTGAAGAATTAGAAGTTAAGAATCCTAAATACTGGAAAATATATGGCAAAGGAGAGTTTGCACCGAATGAAAGAGCGATATTCAATTTTGATATTGTGGATAGTATTGATGCCGATTTTGTTGGGTTTGGCATTGACTTTGGTTTTAGCAATGACCCTACTGCACTTGTTGCTGTATATAAGAACTCAGATACTATCTTTTTGGAAGAGTTGATATATGAAAAAGGAATGGTGACAAATGATATAGTAGAAAGATTACGCAAGCTAGATATACAAAAGAGTGAAGAGATATGGGGTGATAGTGCAGAACCTCGACTAATAGAAGAATTATACAGAAGTGGATTTAATATAAAGCCAGTAGTAAAAGGTAAAGATAGTATTAAGTTTGGTATTGGTGTAATGCAAAACTATAAACTTAAATTACTTAAAACATCACAGAATCTAATCAACGAAATGTATGCCTACCAATACGCATCGGATAAGCATGGTTATATTACTGATACACCTGAAGGTGGATTAGACCACTTAATAGATGCAGCAAGATATTGTTGCATGATGAAGTTATCACAGAAAGCAACACAGAAAGGTAAGTATGCGATTACAATAGGAAATATAAGATACTAATATGGAAACACAATTTACAGATACAAGACCGCAAATGTGGTCAACAGAAGAGATTAGAGAATTAATACTCTATGCTAAAGATTTGCAACAACAAGTAGAAGATATGAAAGCAAATCTTATCACTATGGATGCAAAGTTGAAGAATGAAGAAGCAAAAGTAAAAAAATTAATAACAACAATAAACTATTTAACAAATGCAGGTAGAACTAACAGTGCCGACTAGCTGGGAAACCATTACACTAAAAAAATATTTGGCTTATTTAAAAGATGCAGAAAATTATAAAGATGATGAGGAAGCAATCACTGCAGTTACTCTAATGCATTTTTGTGGCATACAACCTGATTGGATTAGTAAGATTTCAATAAACGATTTAGCATTGCTTAAAAGTAAATTAAATCAATTCATAGGTAATCAAGAATGTGAATTACAAAGAAAGATATTCATTGATGGGCAAGCATATGGATTTGAACCTAACTTATCTACGATGTCTTATGGTGCTTACTTAGATATTTCAAAGTGGGATACATTTACAATAGATGATAATTGGGCAAAGATAATGAACATACTATACAGACCAATTACAATGGAAAAAGAAGGTATGTATACAATTAAACCATATGAAGGTGATGCAAACTACGAAAAGTTTTTAGATGTAAGTATGGATATCCACTTTGGTTCTCTGTTTTTTTTTATCAATTTGTCA